GCGACGTTGATCGCGAGCCGGATGTTAGAGAGCACGAGCGCCTGACGTGCATCGGCGTCACCGGCCTGAGCCAATGCGGCGAGACCGGTCTGCTTTGCGCGGGGGAGCGGAGCGTTGTCTTTTGCTAGCTTGAAGAAGTCCAATGTCTGATCCTTTGTTGGGGTTGCTTTCCTCGACTGCTTATAGATCATAGCACAGCTAGATCCAAATAGGGAGAAAATCGACACTCGTAAGTCTTTGATATCATTAATGAAGTGAAAATAGATTTAACTAATTTCTCTTTGATTATCGCGGACTTACGGGCCTCCTTTGTAAGTTATTGAAATCATTAGACCCCAAATCACCCCGATCTGGCCTGTCTCAGCAGGCTATGATCGTAAGTGATATCAAGGGGTTAGCGAAGGCGACCGGAAGGGCCGATCAGGAAGCTCTGAGCCACAAGCGCCGCGAGCGAAAGGTAACCGAACAGAATCATTGAACTATCTCCTAGAGAAAAGTGAACTAAGTAAGCGAAATCATTGAAGATTTCAAAAGGGGGTTTTTGTGACTAGAACCGGACAAAGGGCAGGGGGTGCACCTTGCGACCGGCGAAGGCTGACACCGCGTCATACGCGCGGCGCTGACCATCCTGACCACCGTAAATGTCCGGGCTGGACTGTAGCGGCTTCTCGTTGCGGTCGAACCGAGCGAGCAGATACACGCCGTTAACGTGTGCGATGGCGAGGGTCTCGCCGTTGGGGAGATGCACGCGGCGCTCGATGGTCACGTCCTCCGGTGCCTTGTTGAGTTTCTGGGTGAATCGCTCGCGAGTGTGTTGCGTGCGTCGCTTGTTGGTCTTGCACTTGCCTGCCATGGTGTTGGCTCCTGTGTGTGTGTCTTGGTTGCCTGCCTACATGGTAACAGTAAGCACGCGGGTGAATGAATTAAGGGTTGACAGTGAGAAAGTGAAGGGCCTAAGTCAGTCGCCTATTCGCCGGTATCAGTTCCGCATGTTTTGTATGCGCCACGCTAGCCACGTAACTACGTTTTGACTAGTCTCCCCTATCCCACTGTGTTCTATACCGGCGTGTAGGTATCTCTTTATAATATTCTACTACTGAGAATATTATTTATTACCCTCGTTCTTTTTATTCTGCTTAGGGAGCACCGAGTCAAAAATATAAATGGTGCAGGCGATCATAATAAGGGCCTTAAACATTTTATATTCTCTCCTCTCGTAAAATTATCACGAACCCATATCTTCGACAATGGCAGAAAAAAGAGCGGCGAGGTCTTTGGCCTCGTTCACGTCAAGAGCGAGCGAAACGCCACGCTTGCGACCGGGAACGTTCAGGGTGAGAGAAACCAGCGGAGCGGTATCGTTGACCTTACGGACCAGGGCAGAAGCAAGTTGTGCCTCGTTGGCTCCGGTGACGGTGAAAGTGTTCTCTACGACGACGGTTTGAGTGGTGCTCTTGTTCAGCATTTTAGTGCGTCCTCCATGGATGCGGTGTGTTTCTGCTACAAGGTAACTATAAGCACGGATCGTGCCTAGTTAACCCCTTGATGATCTTTTTTTAGCTCTCGCAGCAATCGGGGTGTGACCAGTTGTCATACTGCCAATCACTGATCTTTTTGTCTTCGCGGAGAGAATCGGTCCAATTGTTCCAAGTCTCTGAGCGGTGTATCTCGTCAACTTCCCGCCACGTTCCGCCCTGCCATTCGGTTTCTTCAATTATGAGCAGCGGAAGGATATCGCGCTCGAACTCTTCAATCGCTTCGTCGCGGGTCTTGACTGTGTATAGGTCTCTGGCCATCTTGGAATCTCCTCTGTCCCTCTGACACTTATATGGTAAGCACCGGAGGGACAGAATTAAGTACGTGAAGGGAATAGTTAGCGGGTTTCTTGTGCGGCGTATCCCACGAGCCGCTAGCGCGAACGCATTAAATTACCTCTTTGTGTGTTTACGTGCTAACTGTAAGCACGGAAGGCTGAGAGTTAAGGCTTGGGCCAAAAATTATCGCTCGCGGGCAGCTTTTGAGGCGCGCCGTGCGCAACCCTTGCAAACGTGCAACACGGGCACCAGAAATCCCATGCCATCGCGATCAAAGTATACGTTGACCTTCCGATCTTGGCCGGGAGTTACACAATACTCATCACTATCACACGTCCCGATGGTAACGCGATCGGATGGGTGAATATCATAAACCACAGTTTTCTCCTCTCTCCTCTGGCTCTTATACAATAAGCACGGGAGACCGAGAGTTAAGCGTCTTCGTCATCTTTTTTATTGAGTGAGTGACCGACCAAGATCCCCAGCAGAAACACCGCTAACGATATCGCAACGAAGTCAACAAAGAGTGACGCGGGCGAACAGCAAAGGGCCGCGTAAAAATCAAGTGGTTCTGTAAATGTTGGAGTCATCTTTTTCCTCTCACACTTATACAGTAAGCACGGAGAGCAGGGAATTAACCTAGAAGGGAATAGAATCTTCCCAAAGTACTGTTTTCATTACGATTATCGCGATCTTCCCTTCGCCTAGTATACGATTCCTTCTGATTTGAGCAGCACTCATATTATGGCACTGTATCTCATTAATGATCTCGCAGTCATTAGATAAAACCTGCACAAAAGGTAACTGGATCGTATCCAAATCCAATTTGATCACTCCTTGGCTCTGTTAAATCCGATTGCAACCTTTTGTGCCTTGTTGCTTACAAGATCTTGGATCTGACTATCGCTCATCTTCGCGATAGCTTGCTGATCTGCCCTGATCTGTGAAAAGGTAACGAGGGCCTGAGATACTGCAACAGATGCAGCATATGCTAGAGAAATAACCGTATCCATTTTATTCCGACCTCCATCGGTTAGCCTTCGAGCACTGACGCTTGGGCTTACGACAACGACCTTTGCAGACGTTCAAAGTCCGAGCATTGTGCGCGCCAGACTTGCCAGCGTGCATAACGCGCGGGTCAATCGTTTCTTTTTGTGCCTTCTTCTTCATGGTATAACCATAAGCACGGATCGGGTGAAGTTAAAGCTGGATCACAATAATGTGAGTATTATTTTCTTCATCCTCGATCACATTCTGATCAGGGTTGGGAGGCGTCGCGGCCTCAATATTTTCACGCTCGTTGGCAGTGGGCCAAGGGCCGGGAGCAGGGAGCTGAAGATATTGATATTCCATAGTAATTCTCGCTAGTTACAGGGCCATGGGCAGCCATAGAAAAACAAAGAAAGTCGCGAACATCGCGATGCACACCAATGCTTCAGCTAGCTTTTGCCTGCGATCAAACTCTTCTTTGATCTCTCTCCTGCAATTAAGGCGCAATGAAATTTTCCTTTGAAGAAGAAAAGTCATCCTGTGCGCCCTCTTCATCGTTCGGCTCTGTCTTGCAAGCAGACAGAAAACGAACAGTGTCGAAACGATCATTTTGTTTGTGCAGTTCAGTCGCAAAGTTGAGCGCGACCGTGTTGCGGGTGCGAATGTCGTCAATCGTCGCGACGACTTTGGCGACTAGTTGAAAGTCCTTACGGGTCATTGGCGTGTACTCCTCGTGTGCCTACATATAAATAGTAAGCACGCGGGTCAAAGGGTTAAGTCAGCGAAGTTTTTTGGGCAACTTTTTGAGCCATCGTTCTTCGGTCTCCACGGGTACAGATTCACCAACCGGTAGAACAATCACGCGGCGCGCTCCATTGGCAGAATTGTGCACGCCCTCTGGATGTTCAATAACAACAATGGTCTTTCCTCGGATCCGGTGCGGAGTTTGGCGTGAGTCTCGCGCGACGGCCATCGTGCCAGCAGGAAAAAGAGGATCCCCGTTGTGGATATCCATCACCTTGCGAGAATACTTGTTCTCGCACATCGCGTTATATGCGCGCTCGGTTGGGATATAATCGGGATCGCTCAGGATCCTATTAGCAAGATCCCCGAAATAAGGAGGGTTCGCCTTGTAGTAGCGCGCCATCACTTGAAGACGATTCTTCTTTTCATCGTCGAAACTACCGATCCAGTTCTCGCGCGCCTTAACGTTATCCGGGTTATAGCGATCCGCCAGCTTTTGAATCATGGTGTGTTGCTTTTCAGTCACAGACCCATACTTCTGCCAGCCTTCCTTGATCGAATTGATAAAGCTGCGTTCCCACGCGGTGAGATTCTGAATCTTGTCAATCGTCTCGATTGTATTCTTCACTTTCTCGGTCCCGATAGTTTCGGGCCTTGGCCTAGGCGCTCGTCGGTAGTAACTCATCTTCTAACCTCCACGTACTAATAGTAAGCACGCGCCAGAGATAATTAATAGGCGAACTGAAGAGTATCGGCAACATCAGGGTGCCAGATCTCCGAGAGATCCGTGGGATCATAATCTTCATCAAGATCCATCTCAGTCTCTTCAGTCATATACTCGTCTTCAAAATCAAAATCATCCATGATTTCAACTCCTTATACGTCAATAGCGATCACTCGCTCGTTAGTCTTAAAGTAGGGATGCTCCGCATAGTATCGCGTCGTCATCCACATACGCTGGCAATTGCTAGCCCTGGGTTTGGGCGCGCAAAGATCAGTCAAGATAATGTGACCGTCAAAATTGCCCTTGTTCACATAGTCAGTCGGAGCATTAAAACACGTTCCTCCGCACAAGACACGTTCCCAATTTTTAGTTTCGCCCTTCTTCCAAACATAAACCTTCTCCTCGAAAACTCGATCATCGAACGGAATCACGGTAAATGTTGCGATGTTGGACAGCTTGTTAAGCTCCGAATAGAACGCGGCGAGCATAGCATCATCGACAGAACCAGATTGATCAATACTAATGGCGATGCTCGCGTTGCGCTTGACGCGCTTTCCTGGGTGAATGTGCGGGAATCGTTTATTCAGTCGCTTAGGCGTAGACTTGCGCTCAGATCGCTGAGAAGTTTTTACGAAGTATCGCATGACCTTGCGCCAATCCACTTTAGGAGTAATGCGTTCCATAATTTGCTTACGCATTTCTGAGCTAACAGATCCCCAACCGGATCCACTAGAAGAAGCCTCTCCAGCAGCCTTTTTAACTGCATCCTTCAGTCGCTCTTTAGCCTGTGCGCTAGCGGTGGGGTCGCTCTGTCCCCAACCCTCGTGATCATCGAATTGGCCAGCTTCGTTGGGATCGATCTCGCCCTCACCCTGGCCACCTTGACCGTTCTGCTCTTGTTCTTCGATCTTTTGTTTGAGGAGATCGAAATAAAACTCGGCGGTCTGGCCTTCAGGGAAATCCTCGAACATGCCCTCGCCGGGAAAGCAGCACATATCGGGAAGATTAGAACGACCGATCAAATAATTGATAGAGAGATCAGCAGCAATATTCCACATCTTAAAGAGTTGTGCTTCTTTCTGTGTGGGGTTGTTCGACTTCATAACGCCAGCCAACTCATCGGGCAGGCGACCAGTAACGTGCTCAAACACAAGATGATAGAACTCATGGATGATCACGCCAGTACGATGCGCGTCAGGCAGCGGTTCAAAGAAGTCTGGATTGTATCGAAGCTCGAAGTATCCAGTTTCAGGGTTGACTCGGACGCCAGCGGTCGGGATGCTCTTGTCTGCCATCTTATCGATGCGTCGAGAGAGAGCAGCGAAGAAGGGCTCGCGAACCATCAGGCGATGCGTATGTTCATTCAGGTTGAAACTCATGTTTGTCTCCTACACAATAAGTATAAGCACAGCGAAAGCATTGTTAAGTCGGGGATGGGATTTCTCACGTTGCCCATCACGTTATCTCGTCGTTGATTTTCCCCTCGTTACGAGCATTGAGGGTTTCGAGCGGTGATAATAGCCGCCCATTTTTACATATAATCATTGATTCCCGACCCTATATTAACAATGCAGCACCTTTAAGGCCAATTCATTGCGTAACCTCCTCTTTTTCATTAGTTGGAATCAGAAGCGAACATCTTGACCATCATCGAGGCGACGGTTCGACCATCAGCGGTCTCGCCCTTATGCAGAGCAACCACATTCTCCTGTGGACCCTCGCCCAGAACACCCCACAGCTTCATCGCAACCTCGGACGGAAGCGTAACGAAGTAGTTAACAACGTTCTGCATCTTCTCGTCTTCGATCTTCTCCTTGAAGATGCCCGAAGCCTGGAACTTCTCGATAAGAGCACAGTGGTCGTTGATACCAAAATCATCCGTCTTGGAGATCTCGCCACGGTCAACAATGTCTTCGATAGTGACCTGTGACTCGTACTTGGCGCAGAAGTCATTGAACGATACAGCAGCCTCGAATCCAATGAAGCCGGAAGCAAGGTGGAACACCACGGGTCCAGCAGAAGCCTTGGGATCCTCGGTCAGACCAGCGTTAACAAGGCAATCGTTGAAACGCTTCCACGAACGACGGGAAGGGTAAACCTTGTTAGGCTCGAACTCTCCATCATGCTCAAGGTGTGAGCGATTCTGGTTAACAAAGTCCCAAATAGGTCCAGAAACATTGTCCTTTGCCCAATCGAGCCAGTCTTCAGCAGTCGGCTCCAGATCGAACACGGTATAGCGATCAAGCTCGGCGGGATCCATCTCGCCAACCTGATACTGCGCGCCATGCTCGCCACCGTTGACGGCAGCAATGATCAGAGTCTCCGGGTGAAGAACCTGACCAGCGATCTTGCGCGAGTCACAAAGCTCGAAGAGTCCCTGTCGAACCTCAGTCACGGCTCGGTCAACCTCATCGAGAAAGAGAACCACGGCTCGACTACATGCAGCCGCCAGGAACTCAGGCGGGCACCAAGAGGTAACGTCGCCATCGGTGGAGGGAAGACCAAGCAGATCGCCCTCAGTCATCTGCGAAGCGCGGCGTTCCACAACGGGAAGGCCAAGATTGGCAGCAATCTGATAAACAATCTCACTCTTGCCAATACCATGGCGGCCTCGAATGAGAACCGGCTTGCGTACAGCAAGAACGTGGGGAGCAATTTCATTGAATGTCTTGAAGTCGATAGCCATGATGGCCTCCTGTGTGTCTTACAAGTATATAGTAAGCACAAACAAGTATGAATTAACGATTAGTTTCAGAAAAACCGTTGAAAACGATATTCTTGAATGATCCTGGGATGATAGCGATAAGGTTTAGTTCCCCGTAACGCTCGCTGGCAATTGCCCACGCCTTCTCTTTATCATGCGGTAGACTGGTCTCTCGTATGTGACTGTAGCCACTGCCATACGTCTCGCCGGATACAATTACTGTCCAAGGTTTCATATCTCTCTCCTATGTCCCAATAGTAAGCACACTAAGGTGCCGATTAAGTGTTTGATCCAATATGGATCGAGGCTTGTGGCCAGATTGGCCATGGCCCATGGCCTTCTTGGCGAACGTCATCACATTCCTCGCCAACTCGCACGAAAATGAAGTGTTCAGACCAGTCAACTGAACTAGGCTCCAGTTCTCCATATTCAAGCAGATTATCTGAATTCATCGCATCAACAAAATCATTGATTACATCAACTTCTGGATATCCTTCGTACCACTTGATACTGCTCCAGTGAACTAACCAGCCGCCTTCTTCATCGAAGTCGGGTGTGAACTTATGTGCGGTTTCACACATTCGTTTGGTATCTGGATTCTTGGCTAACATCGCCATGAAGTATGGCGCAGCTTCTTTTGATACAGCCAAGACTACTTCTGATCGATATCCCACTGGTTCTCCTGCGTGTGGTGCCCCCTGTCCGGCTCGAACGGACGACCTACGGGTTAAAAGCCCGGTGCTCTACCAACTGAGCTAAAGAGGCGTACTCTGATATTTAAAGTATAAGCACGAAAGTTTGTTAGTTAAGTTGTCGGTCTAACAAAATCGGCGCAGATCTGACTGGGTACTCCGGTATTGTCTCCCGAAACGTAAACAATATCGTAGAGCCCACCCCACGAATGATAGTGCTCGACGGGTCCGCTAGTAATCATCGCTAGCGTGCCTTCCGGCTCTGTCCCCCATCCTCGTGGGTGTTCATCTTTATATCGAGGTGGAGCGAGCGAAGTGATCACTAGATCCCCTGGCTTGAAAAATTGAGGAAAGATTGCAGCATCGAAAATCTTTTCGTGCTCCTTTCTTTTCCCGCAAGATCGCCTAGTGTGCCCTCGCTTGGCACAATACCCGCACATAGCTTGTTTGTGTTTCATACAATAATAGTAAGCACCGCCCAAAGAATATTAATAGGGCGCGCCGGTTTCGGGGTCATATAGTCCAGCCTCATAATCACCTCCAACAATATAGTACAAGGGTGCTGGAGAGAGGTAAGTATACTGTGTACGATCTGTAACCTCCCACAAACCTAAAGTCATCTCATGTGTGTTAAATGCACAACGATCTCCGATAACTTTAGTAACCATATAAAGTTTCTCTCGCCTGCTATAGCCTTCACGGCGTACTAGATCACCAACTTTAACAGTGTGTATATTATTCATCGGCATGGTTGATAACCTCCAAATCGCGCGCCAATTGATCAAGCTCCCAACCAAAGGAGCCAAAAACTTTAACAATTCCGCTGGGTTGTAGGCGTTTGGTGCTAATAACGACAGCCACCTGATCTTTATCCCAATAAGACGCTTTTACTAAATCACCGACTTTCATTGATCACTTCGAGTTCTGTTAAACACATTGGGTGGAAGCCAGACGAGCGCTCGTTTCCCCATGGGGTAGCGCGGCCTTGATTCTCTGCACCTGCGAAATGCACGAGCGCGCTGTTGGGAGGCAATACGCCGTTCTTTTTGATACCGTGTGTGCTATACAGTCTACATACAACGCCAATTCGGCCTCTATAGAACTTAGCAACGCCAACAAACTTAACGAGATCACCTGCTTTCAACTGGAGCCTCCGCGTAAACCACTGCGCGTCGCTTAAGCATATCTATGCTCATGTTAGTTGGGTTTGGGCCGGTATAATCACCGTATATAGCCAACGTAACATTGGTGCACCCGTATTCGGTTGCAACTTTCACAATAGTAGCAAAGTAACCACTATCAGGAAACTTTACTAGCGCGCCGGTCTTAAATGCCTTATCCATACACTAACTATAAGCACCTGGGGGGAGGATATTAAGAAGAAAAGATTATAAGATCTTCAGGTAACATCAAGTCCCAATCGGGCTGACCAAACCAGTGTATCCAAAATAATTGGTGTGCATCTGGAATCGTCATATCCTTTCCGCTCGGACGTTCGCAAACGAGACCGATAGTATCGTGAGTTACACCCCTGTCTGATAGCCAACTATCAATTTCAATCTTAGGAGAATGTTTAACTAGAATTCCTGCTTTCATTTATAACCTCTAACCAGTTTGGAAACGCGACTGTAACTTGCTCTTGGCCCGACCACAACACATGTACGCTCTCTTCAAGATACCCTTCCGCTGGGAAGTGTTCCACTATTACGCCGATTAGATGCTCACCGGGTCGATAGACCGATCTATGCTTTTCTACTATGACCACTAGATCACCAACTTTCATTTAACGATCTCCAAATCTTTTTCAAGCCTCTGTATACAACGCTCTGATCCTATGAGAGTTAGTTCGTATATATTAAACTCATCAAAGTTTGATCTGGCAACTGATGAAATCAAAGCGAGAGCCCCGAAAGGTACGCCAATTCCCGGTCTTATTACTCTTACGAGACTGCCCGCCTTCATTCTGCATCCAGCAGTTCTCTAACCTGCCACGAATAGTGCCTAAGATCTTTCGCATTGTTGCGGATTAGGCGTTCCATTTTCTTCTTGTTATGAAACACTTCTGGTGGTGAACAGTTTTCGACTGGGCTCACAACAATTGGGGCACAATCCCATCGGGATGAGGACATCATCTCTTCTCTGTTGTTTTGCAAGGCTTTTGCAACAACATCAAAAGGCATACTAAGATGTCGCTTCACTGGAACATAAGAGCCGTCATCACACATCTCAATGCTTTCAACCGTAATAAATTGAGAAGTAGAATCATAGCTATTACTATCAATCATCTCCCATCTAATATTGCAAACGACGCCGGTATTTTGAATGGTCACATACTCTGATTTTGAATAATCATAGTCCCTCACTTTAAAAGAAACGAGCGCGCCAAGGCCCAAGCCAATATCACTAATCTTTCCAGCGATGTCGTGGCGCGCGTCCAGATCCAGGGTGGATCGCTTGTCAACGTAAGCGCCTAGCTGCTCGCACTTTCTTCGATCGTGTCCACGGGTGCCACAGAACGAACAAGTGCGCTGGCTCTTGTCTTTGCCTTTACCTCGTCGCTCCAACTCTTCTTTGTAATATTCGCTACCGCTCTCGGCCAACCGCTGAATCCTTGCTGTATAGTCGGGGCAAGTGCGGCGGTTGTGTCCATCTACATAACAATATGAGCAACGTGCCATTTTGTTTTCTCCTGTTCGGGTTACGCTATAACTGTAAGCACAGTTTAGGCGGAATTAAGTAAAAAAAGCATACCATCGCCAGGCCCGTGCCAGCCGGATGCTTCGGGATCGTCTCGCCAATTAATATAATAGGGCTCGCGATCTTCATCTCGTTTATGGTAGGTATCTCTTTCATCGAGATCAATCTTGGTTACAATGCCAATGTCTCCATCGGGAGCCCATGTAACTAAGTCACCTACTTTAAGTAGCTCTAGGTTCTTCATAAGCAAATTATAAGCACAGATTGTGCTAGATTAAGAGTGATCAAGTGCCATGTTCAAAATATATTTAGCTAAAGGAATAGACTTTGTTTGGATGCTTCCGGCATCATCTTTATCAGATATCCAAACACTATCCTCATAAAAAGACATAATGCGAGAGGAGCTAGCGGTCAAGCAAGTAACTACTTCGGCAAGCTCTCTTTCAAAAAAACTATAGAACTTTGGATTGTTACTATCCCATCCCGAAACTCTCTCGTCCTCTTGTGCATCTTCATATGACATCCACTCATGAATCTTGGGATCGTCGAAGAAGCCCTCTTCATCGAGGGCAATGAACATGGAGTTTGTCAAATCACATGCGCGCACAGGCTCGTCACTGTGGCAAAGCTCGGTGGCGTTCGACATATCAGAGGCTCCGCTGTAAGGATCTGCCTCGCCGTAGAATCTAATATATCCTTCTGGGAGGTCGCGAGTATCAAATCCCCAATAAAGCCCAGCGTCGTTCCAACCAAGCCACTGCTCGCAAAAGCTTTTTAATACTGTCTTTGCGATCTCTTTCTGCTTAGGCTTGAATATGAAATTACAGAATCTCATCACATCTCCTTGGGTCTTCCAAGAAAATCATAAGCACGCATCGGCTCAAGTTTAGCACTTTCTCCAATATGAAGAACGACCGCTGGGCCGATGTCTATTTTTCTCTTTGGTTCTGAGGACTTATGCTTGATAAAATCATTTTTATTAGTGCTCTCACCAGATTTCGCTCCAGCATTAATTTGTCCGTAGCCTCTAATATTGGCACTAAGATATTCCATCGGAATCATTTTGCGTGGCTCACTAGCATCAGACCATAACTTGAAATCTTTGAGACCATCTCGTGTACTACACCATAACTAGGGCGAGGTTTGAACCAGGCGACAGTTACGATGTATCTACTATCTTTCTTTTGACAAAGCTGGGGTTCTACTTTCGTGCCAGTCTCGTATTTCTTGTCAAGTACAATCCCGTGTACTGCACCAGAGCTTGTTGACCAACTTTCTCTAACGATCGCTCCAGCTTTTAATTTATGTGCTTCTTTAATATTCATTTTGCATACTTTAGATCTGCTCTAATCTGGTACGTCTTCTGATTCTGTACACCAGCCCATAAAACATTAATAGAGGTACACCGATGTAAAGGTAGGCGACCGTCAACGGAAACTACCACTCCCACGGAGTCGGTAAACTCACTATTGCATCTCAACCTACGTCCATAAGCAGACAGTATTACTAAGTCACCGACTTTCATTCCTACTCTCCCACAAAGACCAGCCGCCTTCTGTGACAAAAGAATGGGCGCCTGTCTTTTGAAAGCGAGGTTTCTTGTGTGACATATAGACTTGTTCTCCAGAGGCTAGTCGTATAAGGTACTGTGAGCCTCTGATATGTTCCATAACTAGAGCGCCTTCAAATCCCTTCTGTGAAATAATCGAGCCAACCAACTTCTGTCGCGAACGCGCGAACTCTGCGCGCTGTTCCCCTGTCAGTCTCTTTCGTGTTCCATTTCTTCGTCCCATGACTACCTCCTTGTGTAATAAGTATAAGCACACGGCACACGCAATTAAGCGCCGCTGACAATTTCTAAGTCTTTTTTGTGATGGAGAAGGTTCTTTGACTTTCCCTCAAGCCTGACCCAATCGCCGTCAATCTCCAAAATCAGGTAACACTTATCGAGATCTCTAGTAGAGGGTTTCGTAAATTTTGCTAGCTCACCGGGTTTCACTGATCACCTTACACGCTTCTGCGTCCCAATAATCTTCGCCGTAAGAAGCGAGGCACACCACACTTCGTGAGACTGTTCCGTCTCTCAGCGTATATTCGCTTACGCTTATGACGAGGGCTGGCCCTCTGCCTTGCGGCATTTCTATGAGATCACCTGCTTTCATGCCTATATTGTAAGCACGATTAGAAGTATGTTAAGGCCATTGGACCCATAAAAGCGACGATGGCAGCTACCATGGCCCAAAAGAATCCATAGATGCTCAGGCTTCCGTCCGAAGTTTGTAATGGTTGTTTAAGTAATTTCTTCACTTATTTCCTCTCTAGTTTTTTTCTACACCAATGAAGAGTTTTGGTCATTGTAGAGTCATCTCTTTGAAGCACAGCAATTTGCTTGTCTTCATCTACTGATATAATATCATAAACGAGATAAGTCCGATCCTTAACAAAGTAAGAACCGGGCTCAATATTGATATGTTTATATTTCTCGTACTCTTCGAGATATTTTCTTTGACTTTCTTTCATAGTGTTTGGTCGGGGAGGAGGGACTTGAACCCTCGTGTAACCAACTACTCTTTCTACTGTTTATAAGACAGAGGAGATACACCCCGGTAATAATTTAAAGTATTTTTATGTCTTTTCTATATTCTGACTCTATGCAAATTGCGGATCCGGCGAGGAACCACTGAATAACAGGATCATTATCCTCGTCGAAAGAAACGATGATTCCTAGGAGCCGGTCGCGCTGCGACTGCGCTCGGCGCTCGTCGCGCGCTGGAGACAATTTAACTAAATTACCTATTTTCACTGATTACCTCTATATTGTGCTCAGAATACATGTTTAGATCTTCGACAATGCTATCATCGCACCACCAAACAAGTGTTGCCCACTCGTCACATTGCACGATTAGGCCGATACTATTGTAGCACTTTATTAAATCACCGGCTTTCATACCTCTTCGATGTCTCCGTTAACGAAATCACTAACGTCATACCACATGCCTTCATATCCAACAATCTCCTGGAGATCGATATGCCACATAATTTTATATTTCCAGCCCACTATTTGATTATAATGTCTTGCAACAATAAATCCTAGGCCACCATGATCCCAGGTTTTATGGCGTGACCATCTGACCAAGCCACCGACTTTATATTGTGGTTCTACTCTCATGCTAGCACCTTTAGAACTCTGCGTTCCGGGCGAGTCACCTTGCCATCCGGCCAATATACGTGACACCGGATACCGACACACTTGGTGATAATTCCGGGCGCAGAAAATCGGCTTTTGTCGGTCCAAAGCCGCTCATCCATGGATATCTCTTCCCAATTGAGAACAACAAGATTTCCAACAACAGGCTTCTTAGGTTTCGTTTCCATATTTATATTATAAGCACGGATTAGAGATGATTAAGCTGCTCCATCAACTGTTCTGCGATGGCTCGCTTAAGTTCATCGGCAATATATCTTGCCAAGTCTTCCTTTGTGCTGAAGTTTTCAAGCTGATCTTCTGCTCGCTCTAGCGAGTTAAGAATAATCTGTTCCATTTCATTTCTCCTTTTGAATGACTGGTAGCCAAGGTGGGACTCGAACCCACAAGCCCATGAGGGCGACAGATTTTAAGTCTGCTGCGTATGCCAATTCCGCCACTCGGCCATGTATTTATATTGTAAGCACGCATTGTGCTGAATTAAGTGGCACGCCCGACAGGATTAGATAAGCTCAGCAATCTCTGTTTTCCAGATAGACGTATCATCTACTGCAATTCTTTGTATTTTCTTTAAACAGTCTGGGTAGTTGTTATCTCTCGCGAGATTCTTAGCAAGAGCAAAGCGAAAATCATCTTGCTTTTTTGTGTGCTCACTAATGTCAACTGATATTATATCAAACTGTTCAATAAGGTAATATCTATTCTTCTTAGAAGAACCAGAGTCTCGTGACTTCTGAAGCTCTACTTTCAAATCTCCATTTGCATACTTGGTATTCCTAGCTCTTTTGTGCTCTACCAAATATTCTTTCTGCATGTATTTGATTTTAAAATCGGCATCTCCATTATCGGGAGAACACTCTACGTGTGCCACTTTATCACTTAAAAAATTAAACATGCTATATTCACTTAAATTGCCTTTAAGCGCAGTGATAAATCTAGGTGAATTTTTTTCACAATAAGATATAAATTGTCTATTCATAATAAATCTCGTTTGGCACGCCCGACAGGATTCGAACCTGTGACCTACGGCTTAGAAGGCCGTTGCTCTATCCAACTGAGCTACGGGCGCAAAAATATTCATAACACCATCATACTAAATTTGGTTTATTAAGTCAAGAGCGGAGTCAGATAAAGTATGCTCATAGTTAAACTTTGGAAATAGTACCACGTTATAACTGCCTGTGCAGTACTGTTCCTTCTTCCTAACAATTATTCCGTATTCCCCTTCAATTGTGTATTGCATCGGGATGCAGCATTGTGTTTCTTTATCGATCCTCGATACCGAGGGTTGCCAATTACATTTTACTAGATCACCGACTTTCATTTACTAGGCCCATGTAATTATAATCTGGTGAATCTCCGAGAATGCTGTCTATATTTTCGTATGTTGGTAGGCCGTCATCCATCCATACTACTGATACTGCTTCGCCCTTAGCTTCTCTTTTCCAGCCTACGAGCTTTACAACCAATCCATATACTATTTCTTGGTCTATGTTGCAGAACCAAATCAGATCGCCTACTTTTAAACTATTTTCATGCACTCCCAATCCCCTTCCAAGTTGGTATACTTAATTTCTTTGATGCCAGCTTCTCGTATGTACTTCATACAATGCGCGCAAGGCTTCGCCATGGCACGCCCACCGGTCTTTAGAAAGCGCATGACCTCTAGGGTATCACCGGGCCTAGCAAAGCGTAGCACGTTCATTTCTGCGTGCATATGACTGCCGTGCGTACCATCTGGATATCTTCTCTTGAATCTGGGATGTGTCTTAAAGGTATTCTCGCCAACCTTGACGACCTTTTTGCCTCGCTTAAGAATTGCAGCGAGGTGATAGACTCTTCCATTGTTCAACGCTCTTTCACGAGCTTCGTAATACACCGGACATAATGTCCACTCCTTTTCTTCATAAACAATAAGCACGAAATTGTACTTATTTAGCTTTTTTTATGTCTTTTCTTTCCATGAGGCACGTTTTTGTATGGCCTTGCCAGCGTACTTCGTAGCTCCCCTGTTCGTACAACGTTCGATCGGTCTTGACAACCAACCCAACTTTATTATGGAGTTGTACAAACATCAGTAGCCTCTGTCCGTAAGCGGACAAAGTTACCAAATCACCGGGCTTCATTTATAATTTCCAGCCAGCCTGGAACCTCAAGCTCGATTTCGCCGTCGTTCCAGCGAACTACGACGGCTTCGCGATAACCTTTTTTGCTTGGAAGATATTCGAGAATAATTCCATGGGCTCGACCGTCTAGACCGCGGCATCCGTGGTTTTCTCCTGGCTCTACTAAATCACCGGCGCGCATTTTTTAACTCCGTCGTAAATTGAGAGAAAGTATGGATTTCTCCATTATCATCCTTCACAATTAAATCTCTTGTCTTTGGCTGAAATCGTATGATTTTGCCTTCTTTGCCTTCGCAGACAACATGATCGCCAATCTTCATTAGGCACCTCCTAGTCAATAAGTTATAAGCACCGATGCAATAAAATTAACAAGAAATAATCTTTTTTATTTTATTCCTGTTCATTAGATTTATTTCGCTCTCGCCGTACTGAATATTGTAATTATAAGGTGGCGAGTTTGGAAATTCGATACGCCAGCACCAGCATGGTGTATAATTTCTGCTAGCAATTTTGCCCCTGGTGTACAGATCAAAACGCTCGATTAATATACCGATCGAGCCATCTTTCCATATCACCATATCGCCAGCCTTTGGCGGGGTTCTTCTACTCACTCAATATCCTTAAGTCTGTCTCGTCGTGCCAGAAGGATTCTTCTGATTCCATCCAGTATACGCAGATGTTTGTGCCCTGATAATGCTCTCCCATCTCTATTATTATTCCGTAAGCTGGCTCCCTGGTTCTATCCTCGGGAAATATCCCAGGGATCCAGGGGCCAATATACGAAACTAGGGAGCCTACTTTCACCTAGCATACATCACCCCATGTGGAGTAAGTACGCTAGCCGCCCATTCATCAGTTACATAACCTCTTACGGCGCTTTTACCCTTAGTATAGGGCGCCTTCCAAGACGCTGGTTTAAAAATTGCGCCATCTCTCTTTCTGACAAAAGCGTATACAGTTCTTGAAGTTGCGCCATGGCGATCCGAGTCTCTGACTCGGGATAGTTTCCAGTATACGTGCCCGTTATCATTCACTTCGATATGCTCTTTGGGCAATGTTGGAAAGTGTGTGTCCATATATTCTGACACTATTCTTTGCGCTTCTGTAGCAAAATGCTCAAACGCTAGTTCTATTTCTTCTTCTGAATAATTCATCAAGCCTCCGCTATGGGAAATTTTGCAGCAATATCCAACATTGTATCCGCGCTAGCAATGTATATATCATACTTGCGTATCAATCTTGTATATTCTGCGTATTTTCCCGCGTGTTTTGAAGCTATAGCTTCTTTGTATATTTCTCTTGCCTCTACACGTAACTTATTCCAGTCCTCTAAGAAGATATTCTTAAATATTTCTGGTTTTATTTCGTGTGAGGGCGGTGCCATTTCCATGTAGCCTCCTTATATAATAACTATAAGCACAAATCAAAATTATTTAAGTAGTTTTTTTGGAGCCTCGGATATAATTTTAAAGTGCTTAAGCTTATACCATGCTTTGTTTTCGTAATCTATTGGCCAGTATCGTAAGTCGGAAGAGGTTGAATGATTATAGCCGTCGTCATTCCAAGAACTCGCGGGCCAAATTTGAGATGGCATCTTATCATCTTTCCTAACCCACTCTATTGCTACGATAATGTCCCCGAACTGCATAGTCCGGCTACCTCCGGCGACGCGTTCGTATCTAAAATAATCTACGACTAGTCCTAGAGCTTGCGAGCCGGCGTTATTATACCAAAGTAATGTGCCTGTCATTTTAGAGATCTAAAAAGAGCCTCTTTAGCGTCAAATATAGCGCGCTCACATCTGGTCACGCCGTCCTCGGCTAGTCGAAGTACAAACGCCTCCTCTTTGCCTCGAAGCTGCCTAAGCTCCTCTTTTTTATCAGGCAAGGACGCCTCTGCTGCCTCTAGTAAGACAGTAAGCGCGTCCTCGGAAATGTTAACAGTTGACATGTCAATCCTTATGGAAATTTTCTTTTATTTCGATCAGTATCGATCGAATGTTGTTAATTTTAGTTTCAATTTTCTCTGAAGCCTCTGTCTCTAACGCATGCTTTAAAAGATATAGCTGCGTTATAGCCTCGTCTAATTTAGTTTCATTTTTGTCCGGTTCGTATACTCTTCTCAAAATATTGTTTCCTTTATGCGTAATTAAATTCGAACAGAGGTTTGGTAAAATATTATATACTCCATCAATTGCCCCCTATAGTAAATAGAGGACATTGGCCGCGGCGGCCGTTTGGAATATTATTTTATCTGAGTACGACGTGGCCTAAGTCAATTAGGTTATTAGCAGACGCATAATAGTCGTTTTTCATGTTAATTATTTTTCCAGAATCAACTAAATGCTGGAACAAGTATACTGTGTTTTCGAAAGAAAGGAGGCCAGATTCATACTGCTCTATCTTTTCCAAAAAGGAGGGGTCTTCCATTATAAGTACTCCATGGATTAAGCATAAATAGTATACTAGTTACATTAATTGCTGTTTTTCTAGATACGACATACAAATAGCATAATTATCTATTAGTATTTGTATCAAGCATATAAGCTCGTGCTCCACGGATCCGTATGACATTATTTTATCTTTTTTTCTAGTTTTCTTATGTAGAGCTGGTTGTACTCTAGAATTTTTTTATATTTATTGTTTTCGTGAGCTAAAATTCGAATTTCTAATATCATTTCTTTTAGTATACGCGCACACTCAAAGTCTGCCTTAAACACATAATCATTATTGATGATGCTTATCCTGCTTTCCGCCCTCTCAAGAAGTTCATGTCGCCTTTCTTTTCTATTTTTTTTCATTCGCGACTCTCCTTGAAAATGGGGTTTAAGTCAGTTTTATATCATAATGTATGTGGATTCCCAGAAAAATGAACTTCTAAATTATTTCCTAACTTGTTTTGTAGCCACTTTTCCATATCTGTACCGGAAGAAAAATCTACCGTTTCACTGTTATTAATTAGTTTCCAAACTTTTACTTCTTCTAGAATATCAACCTTATTGAACACAAGCTTGTTAACTCCGTTAATCTTGGCGGCGCGCTCTAGTAAATTAAAGTCCATCCAGTTACATTGGCGCGCGCGACCTGTGGTTGCTCCGTACTCTTCACCAGCATCCCGAATTTTTTGAAATATTTTTTCCTTTGGCTCGAAGTCTTTGTATCCAGAGTAGGTTTCATATAGCTTGGCCACGCCCCATACATCTCTAATCCAAGATGGCGGGATAGCGTTGAGCAACGCTCCTGCGCTCGTACAATGGCTAGACGTCACGTATGGGTAGTCGCCATGGTCTATGTCCAACCCAAAGCCTTGTGCGCCCTCACACAGTATCCTCACGGCCTCTCCAGACTCATGGAACTCTTCGTATAAGTTAATCAAATATGGCTCAAGTTCGGGAACATCCTTTGCGCGCACTCCCACGCGCGCGTACTTGTCTCTGTATGCGGGCCCATTGCCTTGCTTAGTTGTGCCTAACTTGCTATCCTTACCGTCCTCTTCAAGATGCTTTGTAGTGATTACATGCGTGTTATCAGCTATGTATAGCAGGCCTTGTGTATTAATACCGCCAGCCTCTAGCTCTTCAATTTCCTTAAAGAATTGAGCGGGGTTGACTACGCAGCCTGAACCTATTATCGACTTAACACCGTGGAATACTCCGCTAGGTATATGATGGGTAACGAACTTTTTACCTTCGTGATAAATCGTATGGCCTGCGTTGCAGCCTCCGTTATATCTCAGTACGTGCGTGTACTTCTTATATTTACAAAGATAGTGCGTAACCTTTCCCTTACCACAGTCACCATATTGCAGATCGACAATTATATCAGCTAACATTTACTGCTCCTTAAGCTAAAAACTATACAACTAGTATACTTTAGTTTATCTAATTTGTCAAGCACAACCCGCTAAGGGGAAAAATTTTTTCGGATAAATTTTGCGCGGTCGGGCGCGTTTGCAAATACTCATCCGGAGTGGCCGGCTCCATCGCCAGAAGGAGCGCGATGCATAAAAATAAACTCTGAACCAGAAGTGTCATCAATAATATTATTATTATGCGTTGCTCTGTAGTTTCTTTCATACTTCTTGCAATATTTCTTCATTCTTATACAGGCCATAATATTCAATGACTGAATCTACCAAAAAATAACATGTGAGCGCCAAGGAGATGCCTGAAAAAACATCTATAATGTAGTGTTGCTTCAATACTAAAGTGGATAAAGATATTCCTATGGCCCAAAGCAAGTATAAAGATTTTGTTCCAAGCAAGTTTTTAGCTAACTTTGTTTGTCGTACTCCCATGAAAAGAGTCCACGCGAAAGCTACATGACCACTCGGAAATGTATTGTTGGCGCCGTCTATCTGTCTTGTTAAGTCTAGCAACATTTCAGAAATTGTATTGACTTCGAAAGGAACCCTAGGGTAGTGTGATGGCAAGAGAACATATGAAATATTTAAAACGGCTGCGACGGCGACACAAGACCAGAAAGTTGTAAAGAAGGTTTTTTTAGTTTTTACAAGCAAAACCATGGTAACAAATATAACAGGTATTATACTGTGATATATCCATATGTGTTCTGGCATGAGAGGGATCGCTTCATCGAGACCTGTCATGAAATCGAATCTATGCTCGCTAGCGTAGGATTGAATTAGAAAGTAAAAAGCGAAGTTTATAATACTAAAAATTAGCATATGTTTCGCTTTACTTCCTATAGACACAGAATTCCCTCGCCAAAGCCAGTGGACAATGATATATTGGTCAAGATGTGAAAAGATTTACACACTTAGCCTATACATAAATATATAGAAAAAACAAAAGGTTCGCGGCTCTGTGTCTTTTTTATTATTTTATTTAAAAGCTCTAGTGAATAGCTGTGGAGATGCCAGAAGTTTTTACTAAGTCCAGGCCAATATAGTGACGTGCCATCATAGCTGTTTGTAGTACCAACATATCTGTACCATTTATTAAAATTTCTTCTTTGTCTGGTTCCCCAAAACGCTCATTTTCTTCTAGGAGTCGGCTGGAGATGCTCGCAACTTTATAACTTGTTTGGTAGCTCTCGCACAACAAAGAGAACGTGTTTTTATTAATAGGTACCAGATCCGGCTCCTCTCTTATTAGATCTTCTAATATGTCCAACTGTGTACTACATTCTTTATTGATCTCTTTCGCATCTAAGACTGTAATAGAGAAAGTATCGGAAGAATTAGGTGGGTTTTCAGACACAACTGTCCTCCAATAACTTTTTCAAATCGTCGAATCCACCAATTAGCTGATATGATCTTTCATCGACACGACCAAATATCACTGGTACGGTGGACCAGCCATAAGCTTCTTTAACAGAATCAAAGAGTTGTTCTGACGCGTCCAAGGAAATTAAACTATAATTTAGTTCTTTCTCTTGAAGTAGATCGACTGCAAAGTGACAATAGGGGCATGAATTTTTTACATATAATACATAATTGTTAATCTCTATCATGTTGCTTCGAGTATTTTGGAAGTTATAAGCTCAAAACTACCGAGCACTATCATATTTGCCATAGAAGAAACGGAGTTAGAGCCACAGTTCATTTGTATTTTAGTAAACCCCTGCTCCTCGTTTAGCTCTTCTGCCCAAGAACAATCGTCTCCCAACCTCTCGATGAAATTAGAATAATCCTTTGCCGATGTAATATGATTCACATTAACAAGCACCTTTCTCAAAGAGAATCCTCTATCGTTGGAAGAAGAGAAAATCTTTCTTTGGGTGTCGTTCCCGCCAGGATCAGGCGAATATTTAAAGAAGCCGCTGTTTTCGTATACTTCAGTTAGAATAATAAATTTACTAGTCATTTTTTAGCCCTTCTTCTACAGGTGTGACTTCTTTTTCTTTCACATACCATGTTTCGTTTTCAAAGAAAACGCCGACTTGATCATTTATGCTTTTCGTATCTGAAACTAAAAAAGTCTTTGGCTCCTCGAATCTTTTCCAATCTGAAACGGCGCTGGAGCCGTCTTTGGACACTTCGTACTTTTGTAAAATAACTTGCGATGGTACGAAAACTAACTTTCCTTCTCTAATCATTCGATAGCTCCTCTGTATCTTTGATTTGATTTACTAAATCTTTCATATCTTGAATAGTATTATATGTTTGTTCGTCTATCTCTTGAAGACCTTCACTTTCGGACAAGAGTATTCTCTGGTATCCTATTAGAATATTTTTCATATCTTCCAGTTGTTTCGAAACGCTATAAATTATATCTTGGGCAGAATCTAGATCTTTTATACATTTTATAGGATCGTTTTCTATTCCCAAAAGAGACGACGAATTTGCGACAAGCTCACACGAATTTTTTAAATCTTCGTGGGACTCCGCTATAAGGGAGGAAACTTTCACTGGCACGTCTTCTAAGTCTATACTATAAGTAACTTTAACTCTCACATATACCTTCTTAGTTGGCTCCGATAATATAATTAATCCACACTGCTGAACAAATACCAATTAGACTACTGACTGTAATCCACATGAGCTTGGTGTGTATTTTCTTCCAAGACTCTAACTCTCTCAATCTCGCGTATATTCCCTGATCCGGATCGTATACAGCTTTCTTAATCTGGGAGATGTGCACAGCTACTTCTTCCTGCTTCTCTTTGACAGTTTGAATTGCGTCCATTAAACGTTGCAATTTGCCATCTATCTCAACTAAATCAATCTGAATATCTGTTTCGCTAGCCATAATATATTATACCTCGAAAGATAACTAGTGTTAATGCTATAATTCCACTACCGCATGCCCAGATGTAATTAGTGAAGTAGCCACAGAAGCAGCATTTTGCAAGGCTGTTCTTGTAACCTTAACAGGATCTATTACACCAGCAGACATCATGTCTACAATCTCGCGGCTTACAAAATTATAACCATGGCTATTCTCGGCTGACTCGATCATAGAGATTATGATATCCGGAGATTCCGAAGCATTCAGAGACATTTGTCTTGCGGGCTCTTTGGCCGCATCAAGTACAATACTTGCTCCTAATTCTTGATCGTGGTTGTCAAGCTCTAGCCTTCTAATATCTTCTCTTACAATCTTCGCCACCCTCAGAAGGGCGGTACCGCCACCGGGTACCATACCTTCCTCCTGAGCTGATTTGACGGCCTCTAGGGCGTCTTCAATGCGATGTTTCTTTTCAATCATCTCGACTTCTGTTGCGGCGCCAACTTTGATAATCGCGATGCCGCTAGCTAGTCGAGTTATCCTCTCCTGAATTCTCTCGCATTGCTTGAGATCGCTGGTCTGAGAAAGCTCGGTCTTTAGATTATCAATTGTCCTCTCAATATCTTCGATATCAGCTTCGCCACCAACGATCGTTGTAAAGTTCTTTACCACCTCTATGTTCCTACATATACCAAGATGCTTAAGCTCGACCTGATCCAATCCAACTCCTGCCTCTCTGGATATAAACGTCGCTCCAGTTGACACGCACAGATCCTTGAGAATATTTCTGCGCTCTTCTCCATACCTTGGAGCTTTTACTGCTGCAACTCTCAGTGTACCTCTGGTCTGATTCATAATTAAGGATGCCAAAGCTTGACCATCTACTTGTTCTGCTATAATAACCAAAGGTCTTCCATCTCTTGAAATAATCTCTAGAGTCGGCATGATCTCTTCTACTGTACTGAGCTTGTAATCAGTAATCATCAGGAAGCAGTTATCATATTTGACTGCTCCCTTTCTTTCATCGTTGATAAAAGCGTTTGCAAAGTATCCAGAGTCGAACCTGAAGCCCTCAATAACATCTAAACTCGTATCTAGAGACTTTGCTTCCTCTACTGTAATCGCGCCATCCTTGCCAGCTTGGTCTGCTGCCATAGATATCAACTCTCCGATAGCCTTGTCATTGTTAGCAGAGATGGTTGCGATATGCTTAATGTCTTCCTGGCTGGAGACAGGGCGCGCGAGACTCTTTAGTTCTGTAACCATAGCTTCGGTTGCCTTGTCGATGCCCCTCTTTAGATCAATAGGGACAGCGCCGGCCGCTAAGTATCTTTGGGAGTTGGTAAGGATTGCGCGCGACAAGATCGTAGCCGTAGTCGTACCATCGCCTGCTTTCGCATTGGTTTGAAATGCGGCTTGCTTAACAATCTGCGCTCCAACATTCTCCATAGGATCTTCTAGATCAATGAAGGATGCGACAGTTACACCATCTTTAGTTACTATAGGATTCTTATCCTTCTGGTGTAAGATAACGTTTCTACCTCTCGGCCCAAGAGTAGAGCCTACGTTATCCGCTAGGGTATTCACACCCTTCAAAAGCTTTTCATTCAAAGCTTGGTTAGATGCATATTGCTTAGACATATCTCTCCCTTTATTAACTATAGTCTATAATAACAACAAACGATTGTAAAGTCAAGAGGTTAATTAATTATTTTGAAGATTGTACCGAGCTTACAACTGCAGCTTCTAAATCTTCAGCATCTCGCATCGCTTCAACGCCGGCTAGATGCCTATCTGCTGCATCCTCATCCGTACAAGCATCGCCGCCACAATCTACCAAAAAGAATCTTCCAATGTTATCAGTTAAAGATGCTAGCGCGTTAAACATTACAATTAGATCATCATTCATTTGTGACGCAGCAAGTGCAAAAAAGTCTTCCACTGTTTTTGTGGTTATCTTAAGTGTGCCTAACTTGCCGGCATCACCGCCAGCATTTCCTGCCATTCCCATATAATGAGAGGGGCTAATGTGAAACTGTGTTTCGCCCTTGGCACCGGTCACTCCTGGGGCTGGCTCAAGAACTGTGCCATCGGGCAAAGTAACGCCGCTTTGTATTGCCTGGAATAACTTTTGACTATCCCAGCCTTCGTCTCTAAGCTTGGCCCATTGGCCTAGTTGCTCTACGCTTCCCCATAGTTTATTCGTAGCTGATGTAGCGGCGCCGAAGAGTTCATCTGTAGCGCCCTTTTTCTTGACATATTGCTTTCTGACTGATGCACCGCCAACTCCGCCGCGCGCGTAAAGTGCTAAGTCTGCTGTTAATATAGTTTTTTCAGGATCAATCAGGCCTTCCGGAGATATTCCTTGAAGGTTCATAAGTTCAGCAGTCCTCCCGCCCTCGGCGTCCACCTGAACCATTCCTGTTTTGGTAATCTTTCCTAGACGTAACCATTTTGTTTGTTGCCTGCCCCACTGATCTTTGCTGGAGTGTCGAATAAAGATATAGGACCCTGGGCCGGTGGCTTTAGCGTTGAGGCCCTTCTTTAACTTGACCTTTTTCCCGGGATTGTTCAAAGTAAATGTTTTCGTTTCAGTTTCGGCCACTTCTTCATACTCAACTGCTCCAATCCAATCAAAAAAGCTTTGGGCAGTTATATCGAATTCATAAAAAGTTACTGCTGAAATTTCTTTCTCTACTGCTGATTGATCTTTTACAACAATCACGTATCGCATAGAGTCACCGCCGCCAGCGAAATGGTTCACGAGATCCCTGAAACTCCCTTTTACGTATCCCTCCTCATTTAGAATCTTTAAACTGATTGATTCGCCAGTCTTCGATCCGCCGGGATAAATCTTAATATCAGCGATGTCTCCCTTGCTTGTTGGAACCTGTTCAGACTTTCCTCCAAACAAAGATGCCAAGAAAGGCTCCCACAGGAAGCCAGCAACAGAAGCGTTGAACTCTTTTACCATCCACACGAACTGATTCATAAACATGAGATATGAAAGTGTTTGTGGAAGAGTGGCATTGGGTAAATTATCTGAAGGGCTGTTAAAGAAATTAGTGATGGCAGTTAATTTAGCTGCTACTGCACTAGAATCTGAACCGCCTTCGTGCATACCAAGATTGCGCATCCATAATTCAAACTGGGCCCTGTCTTTGCTAGACGGTTTTTGACCTACTGAAATCTCTGTGGGTATCACATTGGGAAGCCTTAAGACGCGCGAGCGCTCCTTCGCTCCTGTTGGCACTCGGGTCGGGCCCTTCTTTTCTCCTTCGCGGAGATGTTGTGTTTCCATCTGCTCACTAATCAAGGAGATTAGAGACTCAAAGGAAAGATCGGGAAATGGCTTTTTACTTTCGGAAAGAAAATCCGCGACAATATCTTTATTATCCATAGTCATACCTATAATTAGTTATCTAAATCGCTAGATGGCTTGTTTAATTTATTAATAATCTCATCAAGTTTTAAGCCAGCGGTATCAATCTTTCTCTTTGTCAAGTGGTAGTGACATACAACACCATGATAATTGCCATCTGCAGCCGGCTGGTGTACGCTAGTTATGAGTTCGCCCTTCTTCGTTGGGCATGCCAATGGTATATCATAATGCTCGTTCAGAAATTCGAGTAAGGCCTCATAAGCCCAAATCTGTTGCGGATAATAGCCAAGGTGCGGCTTTAGAGTTCTGCCGTGTACAACACTGTCAGTTAATATTGGCCTCTCTCCGTGACCTCTCTTGACGTAAGTGTTCTGGTACTTTGTGTAATAAGCATTACTGAAGTCGATACCTATAGAGTTGCTATTGACCTTTCTTATTCCAGCATGCCAGCCAATGTCATTGCAGTCCAGAAGCTGGACGATTGTCCCATCGTTATCAATAACGAAGTGAGTGGATATGTTTCTCTTCTCCAATACTCTCTTGCAAGAGTTAGCAGACAAGCATACATCCCAATGTGTTACTGCCATGTGAGGGGCGCGGCGGCCATTGTACTTCTTGTGTGTCCCGTCCTTCAAGAGGTCAATCTTAACCTTTGGCCAATCAATCGCGATCATCTGACCGTTACACAAGATACGGCTAGCTGATTTTGAAAAGGCTTCTCTGTTAGTGTTGGCTCTTCGGTAAGTTACTTCTCCCACCAGGCCATCAGCTTTCAAGTCGTGGGCTCTCTGGAATTCCGTTATCATATCCACTAGATAATCATCAAACTTGGTTGCTCCGAACCAGTTTGGGGTCCAGCCATATTTCTTTGCTGTTCTTTTGTTGTAGAGAATTTTATATAATTTCATCTGCAATGCCCAGCTCAACAACTTCTTTAGCGTCAAGGTATACATTCATTTTCCTATCAATAAGCTTTTTAATATATCTTTTAGACATATCTGTCTCTTCTACGAGTGCGTCGATATATCTATCCTGTGTCCATTTGGCTTCTTCAATCTCGTTTACTAAGCTGTGGAGATTGCCATGATGGCCTGCGATTACTCCATGGATCATTACGCGGCAGTTCTTACCAACTTTTCTCTTGCCCTTTGTTCCTGCTGCCAAAAGTATAACGCCGGCGGACATTACTTTCCCAAGACCATGGGTGTGTATCTCTCTGTCTGTTCTTACTAATCTCATAGTATCGTATATGCCAAACATATCTGCCGCGGATCCGCCCCAGCTAGATAAATAGAAGTTAACAGGCTTGCAATCTTCTACTGGTTCGCTAATTTTACTTTTTAACAAAGAAGTGATGGCGTCTGCAGAGTTTTCTTCATCTATATCTCCATACAGAATTAAGCTAGACTCTTCTTGGCCGGGTAGGGTCTCATTCCCCAAGTTAGGAAAATTGATCATCAGTGGCAATGAAGGCTCTACTTCATTTCCACCAGTTGCTTCTATTTCCCCAATCTCCTCTGAATCCGGCGTGTCCTCTGAATCCATTTTTTCTTTTGATAATTTCATATAGCAAAAACTCCAACAATATAATTAGATTTTCAAAATATTTTCTCTAACTACATGCCTTTTCTTTTGTATTCCTTCTCTACATACCTCATGGCCTGTAGCCAATTGGAAAACTTCAATGTCCCTCTTAAATTTTCCGGAGTATTCAGTACTATAAACTTGATAGCGCTAGCCCTCCACTCTTTTACAAAAACCTCATCATAAGCAACTAACTTCTCTATATCGTCTTGGGATATATCGTTATCTTCTTCTTTGAAAGCCTTATATTTAATATCTCTGGCAACTTCCATGTGAGTGTCCGCAACTTTAAGAAGTCCAAGGCTATACAACAACATCTCGCGAAATAAGTAATTTAATTTAGATACTCTCAATACCGCGCTCATGAGCTTGTAGCAGAAGGCTCCACAGAAAAACCATATTGCGCTGTTAAGAAGTGGGTCTTCTGATATCATGTCTATATAATAACACAAAATAAAAAGCCCGTCAAGGACGGGCTTTCTAAAAAATCAAATTAAAGCGTTTTATTTATTGTTCTTAGTCTTCTCTAGGAGGCGACGTGCAACTCTACGAGTAACCTCATTTAGATATTCCTCGTCTAGTTCCTCTTCCACGCTGATCCCTGCAGAATCAAAATCCTCTAAAACGGGATCCTCCTCTTCTTCTCCGGCCGGCTCCTCGGGAGGTAACTCCTCGCCGCCTTCGTCACCAAGTGGCTCCTCGGGAGGTAACTCCTCGCCGCCTTCGCCGCCCTCTACGTCGATGTCGACGGGATGGCCCTGGGAGTCAAGCTCTTGTGCGAGCGCGTCGGTTACAGCTTGAACGATTGCTGTGACATCCAAGTCGCCGCCAGCATCGCCGCCTAGATCATCAACAGGCTCGTCCTCAAGGGGCGGAGCATCGTCAACAGGCTCGTCCATGGGAACTTCCTCGGGCGGAAGCTCCTCTTCGGGATCCTGCTCGGAAAGAAAGCCCTCTTCAGTTATTTCAGCATCCTCAGATACCTCTTCCTCTTCCTTGAGCCAACGGCCAGTGGCCTTGTTCGCCCCAGGCTTGACTTCCTTGCCCGGGCCATGGCCGGAGCATGCTTCCTCTACTTTCTCTAGAAAGTTCTCGGTGTGTGGCTTTAGGTTAGCCAGCTTCATAAACTTCCTAGTTGTGTCTTCATTCAATAAACGCTTCATTTGCTTTCTCCTTGTGCTTTATAAAGACTAGAACACTATCCAATATATAAATAGTCGTTATTTTCTTTAAAAGGTATTAAAATTCTAACTTATTTGCAAAATCTGTTAATTTTTTCAAAGCCTTATCTTCTATCTGTTTCACTCTAACGAAACTTATATTTAATCTTTTAGCGACTTCTCTTAAAGTTAATGCTCCATTGTTTGTCACTGTCTCGCTTACGCAATTCAAGTCTGGACCGAAATCTACCCACAATCTGCAGTCCTTATTTCGGCATGGAGTTTTTGTTTTTCTGCACTTCTCTAAACAGTTCATAGGTCGGGATGTTCCTCCGCTAAAACGTCGAAAATCTCCTCTAGATCTCTACTATCAAGTCTATATTGTTTTCCAACTTTCTTGCCTTCTTCTATAAGTTTTTTATTTTTAGCCCTCTTGTTCTTGCCCTGCAATTCATATTGTTCTTTAAAATCATCAATATATTTCAAGATTAGATCGTCCTTCTCTAAGTAACCTGTAATCATAGCTCTAAAGAACTGTGATTGGTTCATACCATCATATTTAAGTCTGGTTCTTAGGTCTGCTTGTCTCTTGTGAGAATCATAGAACATAAACTTTTTTCTTTCTCTTGGATTTGGTACCGGTGGTTTTTTCATTTTCTTCCTCTCATAATATGCGTAGAACTTTCTATTTGTCCAGCATTTGTTTGCTGCGCGAATTCGCATTTATTCTGAAATTCGACAATATCTCTTGCGCCGGAATATGAAAATCCACTCTTTATACCGCCGCGAAGATCTTCTAATATATTTTGAACTTTTCCCTTGTAAGGTACAGTGGTAGAAACTCCTTCCGGAGTGGAAGTTTTAGATCTCCAATCTTTTTGAGCGGCGCTTGAAGCCATGCCCCGGTAAACTTTATATTTCTTACCGTTAGCATTGCTAAATATTTCGCCAGGAGTTTCTTTCGTGCCGGCTAACAAAGAGCCCACCATCACGAAATCGGCACCAGCGCCGAGAGCTTTTACAATATCTCCGGATGTTTTTATGCCTCCATCAGCTATGATCTTTGTATCAAAGCTAGTCTTGGAGCAATCCAATATACTTTGTAGGGTCGGAATTCCATGGCCAGATACTATCCTAGTCGAACATATACTCCCGCCGCCGATCCCAACCCTTATGCTGTCCGCGCCCCAAGAGGCCAAAGCGCTGAAAGCCTCTAAAGTAGCTACGTTGCCAGCCATGATATGCACATCACCTTCGAACCGGTCCTTTAATGTTTTAATACATCTTTCCATCATAATATGGTGCCCATGAGCAACGTCTATACACAGCATGTCAACATCGCATGTATTATATAAATAGGTGGCGCGCTGAATATAATCCCCTGTCATTCCAATTGCTGCCGCGCGGTAGCCTTCGACTTCCGACAAAATAATAGCCTGCTCCTCGACTGAATTGTATCGATGTACAATCCCGAAGCCTCCGGCATGTACCATCGCGTTTGCCATATTGGCGCCAGTTATTGTATCCATCGGGCTGGATATAATGGGCAACTCAAAATTCCTAGTTTCGTCTAGTGAGCTTGAGGTATCCACTTCTTTTCTACTTTCTATATCACTATACTTAGGTACCAGTAAAACGTCCTCGAAAGAAAGCGTTTGGCGCGGTGCCGGAGGATTATAAACTAAAGATTCTGTCATTTGCGTTTCTCCTGTAATTTTTGAATCAGTCTCTCTACATACCACTTGGCCTTTTTTAAGTCTTCAAGCGGACTTCCCTTGTACTTGTGCCTGGAAAGATACTTAATCGCATTACCTGTGTTGAAATCCATATCCCAAGATTCTATGAAATCTATCACTTCTATACCCTTATTGTAGTGATCGGGATGATCAACTAATTCCTTTTTCTCTTTCACACATTCCTCACAAGTTTCAATAGCTATCGTATTATAAGCTTTAGGGTTCTCTCCCCCAACGGTATCATACTTCTTCAAGTGTCGCTTACATAAAGGAAAGAGTACTTTTGCCATACTTAGAAGCCATTTGGGCGCCAACCCTCTGCAACGAGTTTGCCAATATTACGGTCTCTCATGTGTAAGTCGGCAGT